AAACGACGCCCGTGCCGCCACGAATCAGGAAGACGTGCGAGGTCGTGCCGTTCACGATATTCTCGTAAATCTCCCACTTGCGACAGGCCCGCGCATAGGCCCGCGCTGTGTGCGCTTCGGGATAGACATTCGTAATCGTGTTATAGCGGAGGACATATTCGCCGGCATGCTGGCAGTCCATCATGTTGATCGCGGCAGGATCGCTCGCTGTAAACACGTTGTCTTCGACATAGACGGCATTGTCGGTGCCGAGGCCCAGCGCGTCCGAATAGAGCGTCGAGCCCTGCTCTTCTGGCAGTGACGGCGCGGCCGGCGGCGGGGCACTGCCCGCGCCAAGCGCCGCACGATAGACGATGATGCGTTGATTGTTAAAGGAGTTGTTGTCGACCAGCCCTTTCAGTTGGGACGTCAACGGGTTCACGCCGAAGGCTTGCTTATTCGTATTGCTGGGGAAAATCGCCGTGCCCCACAAATTCCAGGCGAGGCTGCATGTTTGCGCATTATGGTCGATGCGAAAGCCCGACCCGATGACTTGAATCATGCCGCAGGTGATATTAAAGCCCGTGATTCGTGCGCCTTGCTGCACTTGAATGACGGGACTGACACTCCCACCACCATTGAGATTGCCGTAGGGTGTCGCATCAATAAACGTCTGATTTGCGCCGGCACCCTGAATCGTGACGGGCCAGCCCGTCTCACCAACCGAGAGCTGATTGCTCCAACTACAATTGCCCGCCGGCACCGTCACAGTCAGAATCTTTGGTGAGGCATTAAAGGCAATGCCCATCGCATTCACGACGGACTGCCATTGACAGTCAACGGCCGCCACACTGCCACCGCCAGCCGTCGTCACCGTAAACGTGAGGCCATTCGATTGCACGCCACCCACCGTGACGGTGACGGGTCCAGTCGTGGCCCCGACTGGCACCGTTGTGGCAATGGAGGTGGCAGACCAACTTAACGCCGTGGCCAGGAGGCCATTAAATGCGACGGTCGACGCGCCTTGGGTCGCGCCGAAATTCGTGCCGCTCACGGTCACGGCCGTGCCCACTGGCCCCGTATTAAAATTGAGGCTCGTGAGCACCGGCGGCGGCGGCGTCACGGTAAAGACAATCCCATTGGACGCAAAGCCGCCGACGATGACTTGCACCTGTCCGGAGGACGCGCCCGCCGGCACCGTCACGGTAATCGATGTGGCCGACCAACTGGAGGCCGTGGCCGCCGTGCCAAAGAACGTCACCAACGATGTGCCTTGCGTGGCGCCAAAGTTCGATCCGGTGAGGATGACTGTCGTGCCCACCGGCCCAGACGGCACGCTGAGACTCGTCAGGATAGGCGCGGGCGTGGCCGTGACCGTAAACGTAATGCCATTCGTCGTGACGCCGCCCACCGTCACCGTGACCGGCCCAGAGGACGCGCCCACGGGCACGGCCGTGGTAATCGAGGTATTCGACCAGCTCGACGCCGTCGCGAGGATGCCGTTAAACCGAATGGTCGACGTGCCGACCGTCGCCCCGAAATTGGTCCCGGTCAGCGTCACGCTCGTGCCAATCGGTCCAGAGTTCACGCTGAGGCTGGTCAGCACCGCAGGCACAAAGGTGACGTTGTAGGTCAGGCCATTGCTGGGTTGCATGCCGACCGTGACCACCACCGGCCCCGATCCCGTTGTGGGCAGGGTCGGCACAATCGCCGTGATGTGCGTCGGATTCCAGAAGGTCGCGATCGCCGGCACGCCCCGGACGGTGACGATGCTGTTTTCTTGTTTGTTGCCGAAATTCTTGCCGGTGAGATCGAAGGAGGCGCCGACCGCACCGGAGGTCGGCGCAAGGGTATTCAGGACCGGGGGCGGATCCGGGCGAATGATAACCTGAGGCCCCACCGCCAGGGCCAGCAGGGCCAGCACCGCGGCGAGGCGTTCGAGCATTTAAAACGGTTCGTAGAGAATGTGCGTCGACAGCGCCCCGGAGGTGCCGGTATCGTTCTTCGCAGACAGGGAGAGCTCGCCCAAGCTGGCCGTATTGCCCAACCCGACCGGCCGCGCCTGCGTGTTGCTGTAGTTCAGCCGGACGATGCCGCCAAACGCATTAAACGAAGGCGTCAGGAGATAGCCCTTTGTCTGCCGCTGCGGGCCGGTCCCGGCCGCCGTGAACGTGACCACGACGACGGCGAGCGCACTGACCGATCCATCGAGCGCGAGATCCGCCGCAGGGGCCGAGAGGGCGGTAGGGGCAATCGCAATGGTCGAATGCTGCGCCAGCACCATGTCATTGATGGACGAGGCCGACGCCTGCCCGCCCATGTAGAGTTCTTCGATGGCCCACCGCTGCGTGCCCGATCCACCCTTCATCGCCATATACGTCGCATTGGCGAGAACGGAGGTATCGGCCGTGTTCGTCGGGGTCCAAGTCGTGAAGGTGAAAGAACGTAGAGCCATTAGAGTGATCTCCTCTTATCGAGCACAAGGTCGAGTTTACCGTCTCCGCAGGCGTCTATCAGTTCCTGCACCGTAAAACAGGCGTTCGTCGCGTGATACGTCGCTTCGCAGGCGCGGCAAATATAGCGCGCACATTTCGGGCATCGGCCGAGCGGCACGGTGCGAGTGGGGTTCAGGATGACGTGCCGCTGACAGTGGTTGCAGACGTGCAACGCAGATTCGAACGTCTTGCCCTCCGGCACCTCCGGCGTGCCCGGCGAGGCCCGATGGTCAATCAGGATGACGCCTTCGTAGGACCGCTGCGAATGGACCGCCATTAGGCGGGCGCCACCTTGGGCGGCGTGATGATGTGCGGCGTCGTCGCCACTTGCATCGTCACGGCGATCGCGTTGGGGCCGATAAACGTAAAGGCAATCAAGGTGCCATTCGTTTCGGCCGCCTTCGGAAAGTAGTTATACAAGCCGTTGCCTTCCGCTTGGATGGCCCCCGTGCCCAGCGTTTGCGTGCCGCCATCAATGGTGACGTAGACCGTCACGGTGCCGACGAAGGGCGAGCCGTTGCCCACGTCGAGCATCTGTGCGCCAATGACTTGGCCTGCGCCGCCTCTAATCATGGAAAGCGCCCGTAGTATACACCCTGCGGTGGATCTGTCTCAGACATCTACCACCTAATGTGTCTCCGGCTGAGACGGCTTCGGCCCAATGAGCTGATTACTGTTCTGCGCCCATTCCGCTTTGAACATGATCGGCCCCCCTTGGATGAGAGGCGGCGCGCCTTGCGCCGACCAGTTCGGTTGCCATTGCGCACCGATGGCGCGCTGATTCGCTGCACTCAGCGCCTTAACCGGAGGCGGCGCCGTGCCGATCGGTAATATGGCCGTGACGATGCTGACGGGGCGCGTCGGCAGGGGCGGCGGCGGTTCCCAGGCCATCCAGAGCAGCCGCGGCGGCGGCGTATAGGCCAGATTGACCGGGGGCGCCGTGAGCCAGGCGGCACACTTCGGCGCCCTCTGCGCGGGCCAGTCGGTTGGCCAGGACCGCACGAACTCCGACATCTCGGAGGCCGTGACAGGCCCGGAGGGCACCGGCTGATCGCCCGTCGAGGGCTGGACGACCCGAATAGGCCGCGACTGCGCCGCCCACTGCGTCGGCCATGAGGCGACCAGCAGCACCGTTTCCGCCGTCGTCAGCGGCCCTTGGGGCGTCGGGATATTGACGACGGGCGGGACATTCCACGCCGCATTCTTCGGCGCGGTCTGCGCCGGCCAGTCGGTCGGCCACGATCGATAGACCTCCGACAGTTCGGAGGCGGTGATCGGCCCTTGCGCGACGGGCTGATCGCCGGTTGTCTGCACAACATCGATCGGGCGCGATTGGGCGGGCCAATCGGTCGGCCACGATCGCACCAGCACGCCGATCTCGGTTGTTGTGAGCGGGCCTTGCGGTGCAGGTTGATCCCCCGTCGAGGGTTGCACCAGCGTGGCCAGCCGGGGCGGCAGCGTCCACCCCTGAGGCCAGAGCCGCCCGATCAGGATCTCCGTGGTCGTCGTCGACCCAGCGATCGGCCCCTGCGCCACCGGCGGACTCGCGCCCGCAATCCCGGGCGCGGTCTGCGCGGGCCACGTCGGCGGATTCCACCACACCGTGGGCAGTCGAAAAGCCTGCCGCGGCGCCGGCTGCTGCCCGGTCGGCAGCGTCAGCGGCGCAATCTTGACCTGTTGGTTATTCGGGGCTTGCAGGCGCGGTTCGAGCGAGGCCGGCCACGAGGCCAGAACGGCCACCATCGCCAGCGCTGATTGGACCTGTCGGCGTGGCGGTTCGTTCCCTGCGGTGGGTTGTGCGCGATGCGGGACCGGAGGGGCGTAGCTAGCGGTCGGCGGCGGCGGCGGCGGGTTGTAGAAAAACGCCATAGGAGGTGCCCATCAGCCCATAACCGATGGGCACCCTGAAGGAATTAACCGATTTCGCGATACGCCAGCCCCCACGACCACGCCGTGAGCGCGCCAGGCGTCGAGGTGAATTCCAGCCCATGCCCCGACGTGTTGCTGGGCATCGACAGGATGGTTTCCGCCGGCGTCGGCACCCAGAGCCAGCCGTTCAGGACGTTGAAGTTGTCGTTGTAGATGCCCACTTCCGTGCCGGCGCCGTTGCCCGTGGAGTTCGTGCCACAGGTGCCCGCCGCGCCTGATGCGCCGCCCGTGAGGTTGGCCGTCGGGAGGCCCGTCGAGGTCTTCGAAGGCGCTGTCGTCGTCAGGCCGGTCGGAAAGGCCGTGATCTTCGAATGGATCTTGATGCCCTGCTGCGCGGACGTCGCGTTTGCCCGCTGCGAGCACCAGCACCGCAGGATTTCATACCCGGGCACCGCGGCGCCGCCAGCCGCCACGTTCATAAACACGAGCTGTGGCGCCGCCACGACGGTGATGTTATCGACGGAAATCGTATACGTGCGGTCAGCCATCGGAAGACTCCTGTTATCGCTGCGCGTGCATTACAAACGTCTGGCCCGGCCGCTCGTAATCAATTTCCTGTCCCGTGCGCAGATCGAGACACTGATACCGTTCCACCTGCCCCGTCCCGTGACACTTCGGGCACTCGATGGTCAAGTCTTCGCCCGTGAAGCGGTTGACGCCCATCCACATGCGGCCGGGATGCCGCTTGTAGTCGCTACAGGCAATGCACTTCATCCAGCCCACCGGGCGCGCGATGAAGGGCACGACTTCCTGCGGCATTACGCGCTCTTCGCCTTCTTCGGCTCGAAGGACGCCAGCACGGCGTCCAAATCGTCGGCGGACAGTTCAGCCATCTGCTCCTGAATCGCCAGCATGCGCGCTTTCTTCTGCCCGTCGATCACGAGCGCGCGATCGGTAGGCGACAACGCTTCGAGCATCGCCTTGGTCTGCGCCGACTGATCCACCACGGCGGTGCCTGGGTCCACCTCGAGATAGCCCTGCGCGAGCAGGCGCTTATGTTCCGGCTCGCTCTGCACGGTGATCTCTTCGCCGGCGGCCGTCCATAACAGGCGCGGATAGGGGAAGGTCTTCCCCGCTTCGGCGTCATTGCGCGGCCCTTCGACCGACCAGAAGAACGTCGGCCGTGGATCGTCCTTCGTCGGCAGCAAGCGCAGATCATGCAACTGGCGCGGCCGGAAGGGCGAGCGCCCGCCTTGCAAATCGGCCGTGTTCAGCGATCCATCGGCAATCGCGGTTCTGATTTCTGCGAGCAGGTCAGGACTCAATGCCATTTAGTAGCCCCGCAATTCGGATTCCACCACCGTATTGGTGCCCACAAACGATGTCCCGCCGTTGAACGAGACACCTAGGAAGCCGCCCGGTGTGCAATCAAAGGCCGACGACACCACGGAGAGTTGTCCCGTGCCTGCGGCACCAGTCGCCACGAGACCCGTGGCCGCGAGCGCATGCGTACAGGTGCAGATGCCAGCCATCACCGCGGCCGTCCCGCCGAGCCGGAAATGCGAGGTCACGGTAAAGATGCCCGTATCCACGGCGGCCGTGCCTGCGCCCCAGGTAAACGTCAGAATCGCGGGGTCAGCCACGGTGCCGAGCGTGCCATAGCGCACGATGACCGTGGCGGCTGCCGTGCCGGCCGCCGTCTTCACCATGTCAAAGACACAAATAAACCGCATGCCAGCTTGGAGCACGCCAGGCGCCACGGCCAGCGCGGATCCCGACAAATATGTATCCGCCGCATAGCCGGTTGATGATGTCACGCTCGCGGTGCTGACCGCTGAGTTCATCGCCTGATTGAACCCTGGCCCGATCTGATAGGTCGAGGGGAAATCGGCGGGGTTGCCATAAATGACCGGCGCCCCGTTCTCATGCGGTAGCGAAATCGAGCCCCCATATCCCGGCACCACGCCAACCGTGGGCGAGGTCGTCACATCTGTCACGCGGAAATATTCGTCTTCGCACAAGACGATCATCTTCGCCGCGAGGCCGGTGGCCGAGGTCAACTTCAGTGTCTTGTCGTTGGCGCCTTTGGCGAGCGCGAGGGTCGTGGCCGTGAGTGCCATTAAGCCACCGTGACGCCGTTCTGTGCCACGCAGGCCCAGACGCCGTTAGATGCTTTCAGTGTGCAACTATTGCCGATCGCGCCGCCGAAGGTGGCCACGTCGGTGGCCGCGGCGTTCCCGGCCATCGTGATCGTATGCGCCTGCGCCGTCGTGCTGATGAAGAGCAACGTATTCTGCTGATCAATCGCCGGCGCCGCCAGCGTCATCGCGCCGACGCCCGCTTTGGTGAGATAAATCAGCGCGACGTCGGAGGTCGGCACGGTGCCCGCGCCGCCAGGGCCGGTAATCGCGCCGCTGACGCCGAAGCTCTGACTCGTCACCACGCCTTTCGGCACCACGCCGACGTTGACGAAGTCGGACTGATTCCCGTAGATGACTTGCGCGAGGATGCCATGCGGCCCGGCTGTCGAGCCGAGATAGCCAGGCACGACGCCCAGGACCGGCGTCAGCGCGTTGCTGGTGATCCGCATCCATTCCCCGTCGACGATGGCCAGCATCTTCGGCAGGGCCCCGGTGGCAGAGGTCAGATTGATGACGATATCGTTGGTCGCTTTTGCGCTCGCAAGCGTGGTCGCAGTTAAAGCCAAGGGACTACTCCAATCTAGAGGGTAACGGGCACGTTCTCACAAGACCTCTTCGGCCTTATCCGCACACTTTACATGCGAGTTCCTGCCGCAGCACCGCCGTGCCATACAGCACATCCAGGCGCTGAATCCACTGGTCCGTGGTCGCCACGTAATCGCGGATGCAGCGAATCGCCTTACCGGACTTCTTCGATGCCGCCCGATACGCGCGGTCCGTCCCGCCGGGAAGCGGCATATCAACCATCGCGAGCGTGCCGAAATTCTTATTCGCGACGATGTTGAATGGGGTCGACTTGCTCAGAATCGTGGAGAACGACGCCGCCGGCGTGTCATAGACATACACGGCCGTTGAGACGGCGGGCAAGTTCGTCACGTTCTGCAACTGCTGGCCCGGCCCATACATCGCCGGCGCAAACGGAATCACCATCGTGCCGCCGGAATCGCTGGTCGTCGCCGTCACGACAAACTGCTGCGGCGATCCCATGTTCGCGTAGTTCTGCGGATTGACCACGTTCACCGGCGTCGTCGTCGAGACGAACGAGATCGTATCGCCCGCGTTGAGCGTGCCCGTCGTCCAGCCCGTCGTGCTGATCGTCGTCGCGCCGTTCGCCGGCGCCGTGCCCACGACCGGCGTCGAGGAGCCGAGCGCCCCAACGGTCTGGACGTAGATATTTTGATCCATGTCCCAGTCCATGCCGAGGGCACCGGAGGGGATCATGCTGCCGGACTTGTATTGCGCGCTGATGGCGGCCGTGCTGTTATACAGCGTCTTCAGGTTGTCCATCAGGGTGAAATCGGCCGTGGGATTCAGCCACGCATAGCGATCTTCCGCGGGGCAGGCGTTGTTATCGAGCTTCACCTTGGCCAGCCCATAGGTCGTGAGCGTCGTCGGCGTCGTGCCGGGCGTCCCGACCGAATTGTTCAAGCCCTGCGCCAAGTTGCACACGTCCTGGTCGATCAGGTTGTTCAGGCGCACGATCTGCGGCTTCAGGACGCGCTCGCGGTAGTTGTCGATGTCGAGGGCGAGGTTCTGCGACGACACCTGCGTGTCAATGCCGCGCTGATACGACAGCGTCAGCGGCACGAACGTTTCGGTGATGGCTTCGATCTGCGCCGCTTGGCCGAGGCGCCCTAGATACCGGGGCGGTTTGCGAATGTTCAACGTCTGGCCGAGCACCGTGCCGCCGAAGTCGAACTGATCCGCATACTCGCTGTTGATGCGCATCATCAACCGGTCAGTGTTCTCAAGGACGTCGAGCGCTTCGTACGTTACGATGTCGTTGGTGAGGAACGTATTCGCCATTGCGGCGCCCTACTCTTATCGACGTCCGCTCCGTTCGGCCTCCCGCCGCGCTTTATACGCGGCGTAATCGCCCTTGCGGGCGGCGTCGGCAGACGGGGTCGGTGTCGTTGGGCTACCGGACCCCACTGGCTGAATAGGGGCAGGCGGCGTGATCGTTCCGGCGGGAGGCGTCGAGGCCAGCGAGGCGGCGCCAGTCGTCGGGGCAACCGTGGAGAGCAGCATCCCGAATTCGATCGGGTTGGCGTTGGCCAGGCGTTGCGCCAGCGCGCCGTCCTTCACAATCGCATACTGCACATGCTCACTCTGGGGATGCTGCAAGATCGCCTGAATCTTCGCGTGATCCATCGGCACTTGCGAGCCCGGCCCGGTCGTGCGCATCGCATCGAAGTCCGCATAGACTTTCCGCCCCTTCGCCCAGGTGCTTTCGGCGTGCGAGAGAAAGTCGCGAGAGGCCCGATCCGCTTCGATGCTGCTCCGGATGCGGGCGTCGATGCCGGATTGCTGTTCTTCAGCGACCCAGCGCGCAGAGTCTAGCACAAATTCTGCGTAGGTTTTATATTTCGTGCCAATTTCTTCTTCGGTCGGCTGCGCACGTAACCCCGAAGGGTGCCCCGAATCTCCCCGTTCGGGGCCAGACGGTGAAGGCGGCGCCGGGGCCGCAGCAGCACCCGGGGCGGGCGCGGGCGGGGTGGACGCCGTAGGAGGCTGAACCTGTGCCCGAAGCTCCGCCAGCTCGCGCTGGTAGGTGGCCGCTTGCGCTTCGGCCTCCTTTCGGGCTTTCGTCAGTTCAGCAAAACGAGCTTGACCTCGTGACTGTTTGACGGGTTCGGCTGGCGCGGCGGGTGTCTCGGTTGGCGCAACCGGCTCCGGCTCATGCCGATCCATCACCTCCGCCAGCGCCTCCGACGTCACGCCGACGCCGCTCAGCGTGCGGCCGTCTGACGATTCATGCGTGCTGATGGCGTTGACGTCCGGTGCTGCCGTCTCCATGCGTTAGCCCTTCTTCGGATGCAGATATTTTCCAAGATTTTTGTGGGGATGCGCACCGTTGGCCTTCGCCACATGCACCGGCTTGCCCTTCATGCTGCCAGAAGCAAAGTCGTGCAATTGCTGATGGCTCATGCCGAGCACGCCCTTATTTTTCGAAGACACGGCGCTGGGATTGTGTTCAGCCATCGCCATGAGTTTTTGCTGGGCCCGTGATTTACTAGGCAATTTTTAATCCTCGCTTGAGAGCCACTAACCCCAATAACGCCGTGGCCAATAACACGAACGACGACCCCGCATCGGACACCGTCGCAAACGCCATCGTCTGCGTCCCCGCCATGAAATCCACCAGCGGCCCATAGGCCGTATCGACATCCCGGCTCACGGTCAGCATCCCATTCAGTGCCGAGCCCTGCCCGCAGCCTAGGCTGGCCGACTGGAAGCCATTCGCCCTGACGCCGGGGCCATCCTCCAGCCACACGCCGGCCGAGGAGCCCGCCGATTCGTTGAAATATTGGCTCGTGCACGTCGCTTGCAGCGCATAGGGCACGCTGACCGTGACGGTCCCCACGCCGGACCCATACAGCCAAAAGTCCAGCATCGTCATCGTGCTGGCCTGCGCCTGCTGGTTGGATGTCTCCAGTGCCTGCGCCCGCGCGCTGGTCGACAGCATCCCGTCCACAATGGACGCCGTCGCGCCCGGCGTGGCGTTCACCCATATCAGCGGCGGCATTGGATAGACGACATCCGACACCACGACACTGCCGCTGACCGTGAAGGCCCAGCCTGACCAATCCAGCGAGGCCGAACTGAGGGCGAACGAACTCGCCCAGAGCGGCGACGCACAGAACACCAAAATCGTAAGCAAGAGGCCCCGTTGTTTCATTTCATACACCCTTTTGGTCGCCTTCATGCGACACTGCGCCATGATTGAACTACTCCTGATCCTCGTCATCTGCGGCGTCGCCCTCTACCTCGTCGAGACGTATATCCCTATCAGCCCGCCCATTCGCGTCGTCATCCGCATCGTCGTCGTGCTCTTCCTCGTGCTCATCCTGCTCCGGGCCTTCGGCATCGGCGATGTCCCCATCCCCAGGGTGCGGTGATGCGCTCATGGTAGACTCTCCCCCGTCGTGAAGAAACGCCAACCCGCCACACTCACTCATCGCGTCATCCGACTGGAAAAACTTGTCGAGGAGCTTATGTCCACTGCTGCCGATCTCACTGCCGCCGTTGCTGCCCTGACCGATGCCGTCGCGAAACTGCCGGCGCCCCAACCGCAACTAATCACCCAGGCCGAACTGGATGCCGCCACGACGGGCGTCACCGCGGCCACGGCGGATATTGCGTCAAAGACGCCTCCAACACCATAGCCGCTTCGTATTCCATCACGGCCTCTCGCGCCTTCAATACAGCTTCCGGGCTGCGTGCAAAACACTTCAGCCCGGGGCTGAGCTCCATATACAGCTTCGTTTTCATGCCCGGCGACAATTCCACTTCGCGCGGCTCGGGCATCAGCCTTGGCATTACTTCCCGTCCCGTAAGACTTCCAACTTGGCCTCAAGCTCGCGGATATCGGACGCCGCATCCTGCACGGCGTGCCAGTCGCCTGCCTCCAGCTTGATCTGACAGTAGGCAATTAGGCCCGCTTTCCGCTTCTGGAGTTCAGTGGTCAGTCGCCCCTGCGGCGCGGGCGCAAAATTCGTCGCCGTAGTCATCACGTTTTCCCATTCAGGGGCTGGTATCATGCGCCACTTCCATTCGGCTGCGCTTCAGCGGCCGCCTCTTGCGCCTGCTGCGCCATCTCCGCCTGGTGCTGCTGGTCGCTCTGCTGCGAGGCCGCCGCCGCCGCCTGATCCGCCTGTTGCGAGTGCTGCGCAGTCTGCGCTTGTTGCGCGCCTTGTGTCAACGCATGCTCATGCGCCTGCGCCGCCTGCGCCAACTCATGCTGGTGCTCCATCGCGGCCATGCCGACCTCATGGGCCATCTGCAGTCCCGTCGCCAGCCGCTCTTCTGCGGCTTCCGCCTGCGGATCCATGACCGACTTGGCGGCCGAGATGCGCGCGACGGCAATTTTCGTCGCATTATCCATCTCGGCAATTTTCAACTTCGTGGCCATATCCGCCTGCGCCTGCTGTGCGTCGGCTTGCGCTTTCGCATGGGCAATCTGAATACTGCCTTGCTGCTTCGCCTGCTCCGTCTGGATGAACTGCTGCGCCTTCTGCAACTCCGCCTGCATCTGCTGCATCTGCGCCTGCACCGCCGGCGGAATCTGCGGCTGATCGTTCTTGTCCTGCAACTGCGGCGGCAGCGCGTTCCGCAACTTCTCCGCAATCTTGTGCGAGCCCGGAAACGACAACTGCTCGACGTAATCCGGCGTGGCGACGGCGGCCATTTCCGGCGGCAGATGCGGAATCAATTCGCCCAGGGCCATCGCGCCTTCTTCGCGCTTCGTCGCCGTCGCCTTGCCGACCGACACCGTCACGGCGTAGCGCCCGTTGTTCAAGTCGTAAAACTTGTGCAGGCTGCCCTCTAACTGCGCCATTTCAGGAGTCACGTCGGGCGGCGACGGCTGCGGTTGCCCGTTCGGGCCTTCCTGATACGGCTTGCCCACCATCACCTGTTCGGGCTCATCATCCATGCCCAGAATGTGAATAATTTGCCCCTTCTGCGTAATCTTCGGGATAATCTCGACCGCGAGTTCGCCCGCATAAATCAGCGCCCGCTTCACGTTGTCGGGATAGTTGCTGTTCGCTAGATCGCTCTGCGCCTGCAACGCCTGCAACGCCCGCCCGCTCCGCTCATTCGGATTCGTGTTCCCGAGGCTCGCATCGCCCGTCGATGTCGTCGCCTTAATCGCATCCTCACTCACCCGCATCAATTCGACGGCGGCCTGAATCGGCGGCTCTGTCGTATCGAGCATCGGCTTCGGGTATTCCTTCCCCTCCGCGTCCCAGGCGTCATAGGGCAGATAGGCGTGATTGATGATGTTGCGCGTCTGCCAAATCTGCTTATAGTTCGCGACACTCGGCCCGGCGATAATGGGCGCGTTCTTCGGCGCCAGCGCGAAAATCTCCACCGCGCCGCTATACGTGTAGTTCACCATCCGCTGCGCGTCCATGCCCTCTTCAATCACGCCGCGCAGCCACACCTTCCCGTCCACGTTCAACTCTTCACCGAGCACCGGGATCAGGGGAATCCTCGAGCCCGCCCAGTCAAACGATTGCAGCGACTGCACGGCGTTGATGATGTCGCACTTCACACTCGGCACCGACATCACCCGTTCGGCCTTGATCTTTGCCTTGTCGTCTGGCTTCTCCTCGACCACGGACCCATCGGTCAACTGATACAGGTGCCGCTTCGTATACACGATCCGGTAATACTCCGCCACGCGCACCGCGTCCGTGCTGACCCACGATTTCCACGCCGTCACATCGCCCGTCGTGGTAAATAACTCCAAGTCTTTGATGTCCGCATTGGGATATTTGCGCTCGTGCTCGTCCTTGCTGATGTCTTCCGTGACGAGCATCCACTGCGCATCAGACCGCGTCGGCCGCACGGCTGAGGGGTCGCAATACACCGTCAGGTTGTTCGTGATGCGCTCCATGAACAGCGCCTGCCACATCACCTCGTCGGTCAACGCCCCGTCCCACGTCTCGTTGATGTAGTCCGTGCGCAGGCGGAACCACCCGATCCCGCCCTCAATCGCCTGGTCGGCCGCCCACTCGACCGGCGATTCCCCGCGCGAGCGGTTCATCATCCACCGCAGATAGCCCTTGAAGATATCCGCCGTGTCCGTGTTGCTCTCGCCGCCCGCCGGCAGCACGTCAAAGCCGAAGCTGGCATTCTTGATGGTATTCGAGACTTGCCGCACCGGCTGACTGAGGCGATCGACCACGAGGCAGGGCCGCGGCGGCTGCGGCGCCATCCCCTGCAAACTGCTGCCCCCTTCCCGGGCAATCCGAATCGCGTCCGGCCATTGCTGGCCCACGCGAAACTGCTTCGCGAGGACGATGCGCTTGCGCTGCGCTTCTTCGGCTTCCGCCGCGCGGTTCCAGCGTTCCCGCGCTTCGCGAATCAGTGCCTCGTCTTTCGCCATTAGCGATTACGAGACATGATGCGTGTGCTCGCGGCTCATCATCAATTCGCGTTCCGCCTTCCGCTGCCGCCGCTCGCACGTCGTCGACCAGAGGCCCACCGCCAATAGCACGGCCAAGACACTCGCCCACGCGAGATAGACCAGCATCATCGTGTCATCCCCTTCAACGCTTCGCGCTCCCCTTCAATCTCCGGCATCGCCTGCCGCATGACCGCCCGCCACTTCAACAGGTTCTTTGGATACCGCAACAACTCCACCTGCGCCCACGTCGGCGCGGCCAGCAATTGCAGATACGTGAAGATCGCATTGAGGGCGCCATCGTCTTCCCCAATCCGATAGCCGCGCCAGATGTCACCCGCCACACGCCCCCACTTCTCGCGGCCCTCGCACACAATCGTCAACAGCTTCGGCCGGTCGCGCTCAATCTGGCGCAGGAAGTCTTGAATCGCATCCGTCAGCGCCCGCTCGCGGGTCGTGGAATACCCCACCACGGGAAGGTCAGGCAAATGGAACATGCGCGCGCCTATCCTACACCCGAAACCACAACAGCAGCAGGACGCCGACAACCACGATCCACAGAAGCATGGCGCCCCCTATCCACCAGAGCACGCTAGCCACACCGACCGAGAGGAGCCCTATCGTGATGGCAGCAGGATCGCCCTGCGCCACGCCGCGCCACACCCGCAGATTGCGCGCCACGACGTCCTGCGAGACGTCCCGCATCCGTTGCAGGACCGTCATTGAACGGTCACAGGCGGGGGCGCCTCAATCGGCATCCCCAGTTGCTGAAAGATTTGCTCGAACAGTGCCCGTTTCTGTCGACAGGCCTCGTGTTCCCGGCAATCCCAAAACTCCAACGTCGTCGCCAGCCGCACGAGCGTCTTCACGGCCGCATGCAGGTCGACATCCTCAGCCATCGGTCACCCCATCCACGACTGACTAAACCCGCTAAACGCTGGCTGCGGCACCGGCTCCTCTTTCCGCTTCTTCGCCACCGTCTGCGCAAACGTCAGCGCCAGCGCGTCCCCCTCATCCGGGCTTGGCACGTCCCGCGCCTTCATCTCCTTCTTGCTCTCCAACCATACGCGCTGTTTCAAATCCTCCCGCAAGCCGGGCGCCGTGAGGTCGTTCTCCAGCCGCGGCGACGTATCAATCGCTCCGTTGACCAACCAATCCTTCATCCGGCCCCACATCAGATCCCGCATATACCGATATTTCTTGTCTGGCGAATCCGCGCCAAAGTTCACTTCAAGCAGGTTCGTGTAACCAAGCTCTCGGAGGCGCGTCCCGATGCTGCCGGCAATGCCGGCACTGTCGAGGAACAACATAGATACACGATGTCCTCCGTAGGTTCCACCCAATACGTCAGAGAGACGGTTGGTGAGCACCGAAGGGTCACGCGTGAGTTCGCCGGCAATACGGATAGCAGGGATTGCGCGAGCATCGCGCCCTCTTCTAAATCTGATGACGTTGGAATCCTTACCCCCCCATGCCAAATCGCATCCAGCGACCAGCGGTTCATCATCCAGCACCTCCACCTTGCGCTTCTGCGCATCCCGCACCCTGATCGCATCGATAAACTGCGCATCTTCCGCATTCGGCGGCAGCCCTCTGACGCGCACCCGGAAGCGGTCGCTGTCCTCGCCCCAGTCTTCCAACTGCTCCGCAATCAGCCCCTTATTCGGAAACTGACACGTCCGCGCATCGATCACCCAGGTCTTCCACCCGCGCCCCTTCCCGGCGAACACGATGTCATGAAAGCTGCCGCGGCGCCGCGTCGGGTTGCCAAACAGGAACTGCATGGCCTCGCCATCCGTCAGACCGCCCTCTTGCACCTCGTGGATGACCTCAGGGACGTTCGAATCCTCGTCGTTGATGTAGAAGCTGGTCGACGCCGCGTTGTGCTGCCCCGCGAAGCTCTCGCTGTTATCCGGGTCGCACGTCTGCGGGCTGCACTTCCATTCCGCGCGATGTCCCGTCCGATACATGATGCTCGTGTTGATCTCGAACCAGTCGGCCGTGATGGCCCGCTTCGCCCATGTCGTAATACTCGGCCACGTCTTGTCTTGCAGCTGCGGGCCTGTGTTCGCCGTGATGACGCCTTTCGCATGGCGCCTGGTCGACATCAGGAACGCGACGAGCATCCCCGTCAATGCGCCCTTGCCGATGCCGTGACCGCTCGAGACGGCCGCGCGAATGGGCATCACCGGATGCACGCCATCAAAGTCGCGTGTCTTAATCTCGTGCCCGAGCCACTCGAGGAATTCGCACTGCCAGACGTCCGGCTCGTGGTAATGCTTCAGCGGACCGTCTTCACCCCACGGGAAGGCGCCCATGACCCAGGCGAGTGGCTCCTGATACATCGACGCGCACCAGTCCACGAGGTCATCGTCGTAGCTGCGCGAGGTGGACGGCATCATTTGGCTGAGGATGTTGGAATCGAACCAACGACTTCGACGTTCAAAGCGTCGCGCTCTCCCACTGAGCTAATCCCCAATTTTTCGATGAGCGCCTTCGCTGCGATCATCTCATCACAAAATGAATCACATCCTTGATCGCGTGGGTTATCGCATTGTTCAACGACGTCCACGAGCGCCTTCAGCGCGGCGATGAGTTCGTCTCGTTCTTCCATCATGGCTTCAGCGTTAGCACTGCCTGACGTCATTGCACCATGGCGGGCACCAGCACGCGCCTCGCGAATTCCTCAGGTGGCAGGGTCGGCGCATCCTCAAACGACACCGAGCGCACGCGGCCATCGGGATCCGTGTAGATGAGGGAAAACCCGAGGGGAAACCCGAGGGGGATTGTCATGGCTTCAACTTCAGCAACGATCGCTCCTTCGCGCGATCGAGCCTCGCCGTATTATCCGCCCGAATCTCAATCTCCTGCACTTGTTCTTTCGGTCGGTCAATCGCGCGGTTCAGCAAATCCGTGAACGCCTGCACGGAGGGATCCTTTTGCCAGACTTCAATCACGGCATCATCGCGCACACCATCGGGGCCGATGCGTTCGAACTTGCCGGTCTGCGGGTCGCGAGCCACGAGATACTTCAAGCCTTGCGCGTTGGCCACCTGCGCCGCGATGAGGACGTCGAGGTGCTTGGTGATTTCCTGGCGCACCTTTTCCCGCGCGGCTTCCTTCGCCAGTGTCGAGGGCCATTTGGTGCCGACGGGTCGTCCGGCGCCTGGACGTTTGCCTCCGTGATTATTTTTCAAGTAATTGTCAAGCACTATGCCATAGCTTGCGGTGGCTGGCTATCCTGGGCGGCCTTCATCCAGTCGCGAAAGAGCATGTGACAGGGTCGGCAGAGGTCGATGGGCCACTGATGGTTGGTCATGGTATCGGTCGAGGTGAGTTGATAGGGCTTCCCTGGAATCTCGCGCCGGCAGCGGTCACAGAAATGCACAATAGCCATTATTTTATGATTTCCTTTCGATTTCGCCATCTAACTGTTGCAGTTTATCCACCACCTCCACCTTTTTCGGCTTTTTGTAACTACTACGCTATTTTACATACATACGTATATACAGGTGGATAGGTGGATAGGTGGATAAAGGGTAATGTTTAGGCGGGTATTTTTGTTATCCACCAGCCTCCACCTCGTCATTTTGAGGCCTCTAGTTCGTCAGGTGGATACCAGACTTTCGTCGGCGGATGACGCTTCCATTTGGCGAGTTTTAGAATGCTGGCAATGCGCATCTCGTGTGATTTCAACATCTTATCTGCGGTAAGTCCAATAGCAGAGGTCATCACATCCTTGATGGTGATGGACGCAGATCCTTGAAGTATTTGGAGCCGCGCCCACGGCAGCACGAGATGGGTCCATTCGTCAAAATGCTGGCGATTAGATTGCTCGACGGCGGCGCTGTCAGGCATCTGCCACCACGACACGCCGGCATGGAACGCGACGACGGCTTCCGCGAAGAGTTGGTCACGGGCGGCGGCGAGGCCTTTGAGGTCAATGTCACCGCAGACGATCGGCCAGAAACGACGGCCGCCGGTATCATCAGCCAGCCAGTTATCCGTATTCGTCGTGCCCGCAAAGACGCATTGCCGCGGGATATCGGTCGTGCGGCGGCCATAACTGGCGCGATACGTATCAATTTGCCGTGAGAGCATGCCTTTGACGTGCGAGCTTTCCGATTTGGACAACGAGTTGAGTTCGCACAACTCCACGACCCACTTGCCCCGCAGCGCTTGGAGAAAATCTTTCGAGCCGGCGGCTTCATCAATGGCGGCATACCACGGGCCCCCCACGATTTGCAGCGCGGAGGATTTAAAGATGCCTTGTTGGCCTTCGAAGACGGGCATCGTATCGACCTTACAGCCAGGACAGAGGACACGAGCGACGATGCTGATGAAGAAATTGGCGGAGGCGGCGCGCACATAGAGGGAATCTTGCGACGTGGCGCCCCAGAAATCCTCAAAGGCATGGGCGA